TGTTGATACGGTTCAAGATTATTTTACATCTTGAACCGATGTTGAACCATCTTGAACCACGGTTTTTATAAGAGGTGAATGAATGAATATAAATAAATATTTAATGCAGATTCGATTTTTAAATCGTAAGATTCGTAGACTGAGAGCCGATATAGAAATATTAAGAGAACATTGTGATTCGTGTGCTATCGAACTTGACCCGAATAAAGTTCAGAAATCCCGAAATTTCTCAAACCCGATTGATTATGTGATTGATAAGGAACGAGAACTTAACGATGCAATTCGTGAAGTTGATAATAAGCGTAGCGAGATTATTAAGATGATTGAACTGATTGATAATGCGAAGGCTTATGAAGTTGTCTATATGTACTATGTTCAAGAATATGAAATGAAAACCATATGTGAGATTCTTGATATTACGTACTCATGGGGTTATAAACTTAAAAAGATAGGAATAGACACAATAAGACAAAAAACTACACAATAAGATTGTTGACACCAAGGCTTGACAGCTGATATGATAAAATAGTAAATTAGATAGTTTAAGAACTGCCAAAAGTGGCGGGGGTTTTTTTTTTTTTTTTGGGGGGTGAGGATGAGGGGAAAAA